ACAGAATGGCACACGACAGAGAAGCCGCTGGCGCGATTGCTGGCATGACTGAGACCTACGGAAAACCCACAAGCCCGGGCTGGTGGGATGGCTACAAGAGACGATGGGAAGAAGGCGAATACGTCCTGTGCTACCACCAGGGCGACCTGGTGCGTGGGCACGTGATGCGTGTGATTGAAGGCGTCGACCACGACACATACCACGTGCGTCGGCATCTGGTTGGAGGAGGCACCGAGATTGTCGAGGTGCGTGACACGGCAATGTTGATCTATTGAGGGAGACAGAAATGGCAGGATTTAAAAGAGCATCAAAGGCCGCTGCGAAACTGCGTGCGGCTGTGTTTGGCCCGAGCGGTGCCGGCAAGACGTTCTCCAGTTTGCGAATCGCAACCGGTTTGGCCGACGGCCAGCCGATTGCATTCATCGACACCGAGCGTGGTTCGGCCAGCAAGTACGCCGATCACTTCGAGTTTGACGTACTGGAGCTTGACGACAAAAGCATCGACGGATATGTCGAGGCCATCAACATGGCCGCGGCGGAAGGCTACGCGGTGCTGATCATCGACAGCCTGAGCCATGCGTGGCAGCAGCTGCTCGAAGAGATCGACAAGCTGGCAAAGGCCAAGTACCGCGGCAACACGTGGTCGGCCTGGTCGGAAGGAACGCCGCTGCAACGTCGGCTCGTGGATGCGATTCTCAACTTCCCTGGCCACGTGCTGGCGACCATGCGGAGCAAAACGGAATGGCAGACCTCAAGCGACGGCAGCGGTAAGACTAGGCCGGTGCGTGTCGGCCTGGCTCCCGAGCAGGGCAAAGGCGTCGAGTACGAGTTTGACTTGCTGTTGGAAATCAGCACTGAGCACATTGCCAACGTGATCAAAGACCGCACCGGCAAGTTTCAAGACAAGCTAATCGACAAGCCGGGCGAGATGTTTGGCAACATGCTACGCGAGTGGCTTACGGAAACTGGCGAGGCCAAGCCAGCCAAGAAGGCCGCGGCCAAGAAGGCCAAGCCAGCGGCAGATCCGACGCCACCTGTGGCAGACGATGCCGCGATGGAAAAGGCCAGGCTGGCGATCTTGGCGGCCCAGACAGAAGCGGAGCTGAAGAAGTTCACGCTGGCCGTGCATACGCGGCAGGATCAAGGCTTCTACACCAGCGACCAGGCCCAGCAGCTGCTGGACATGCTCGATGAGCAGGCGGACGCCATGAAGTCGGGAAAAGACTAAGCCGACCCGATCCGCTTTGGCTCGTGGTCGGCAGTCTGGATCCGCCGATAGTTGTCGAAAACCAGAAGACTGGCGAGCGTCGCCCTGGTGTCCCATTTCAGAAACTGGAAAGCGAATACGGCATTGACCTGGAATGGAGGCCAGCACAGATGCCTGAGTGATTGCCAGGCCAGCTGCTGGCCCAGTGTTGTCGCAAACACAGCAGACGCGCAGCGGGCGGTCGCGCAAAACTCCCGCAGCCATCGAGGTGGTATGCCATTCCGCACCGGCGGTGGCCGCTGGCCCAGCGTGACAGGGCACGTACACAGTGTGTGTGTTTTCTACAGAAAGGAACCGAGATGAAGTTTGACTTACCAGAAGACCAGCAGGATGCCGCACCAGTCGATCGTGAGCTCGTGCCACCTGGCATCCACGAGATGACCATTGCCTACGCGGAGGAAGGCTTAAACGAGTGGAAGACATCCGAGACCAACCCTGAAGGAATGTGCCTGAAGTTGCGGCTCAGCCTGGGCCAGTACAGGTTTGTCTTCGACGACATCCCGCAGCACCTGGGCTGGCGTGCCAAGCAGCTGGCGGCTGCATTGGGCACCGGCCCAGACGGTGAGACGCTCGAGCTGACGCCTGAAGATCTGATCGACCAGGCCGTGCGTGTGGAGATCAGCAGCTACACAAGCAAGGCTGGCAAGGTCTCGAGCGTTGTGAAGAAGTATCTGCCCGCGGCGGCCAAGGTCTCGAGCGTTGTGAAGAAGTATCTGCCCGCGGCGGCCGACAAGCCGAAGCCAGCGAAGAAGCCGCCGCGGGTGACGCCTGCGGTGGCGTTGGCGAGCGTTGAGGATGATGATGATATTCCGTTTTAGTGTCGCATTTTCTCTCCTTTGCACTCTGTGCATTTTCAGAGCATTGCGGCACAGCCAGACGCAGATCATTTTGGAAGCGTTGCTATTTAGCATTTTATTCTCGTTGAATCTGCGTCTGGATTTTACACAAAGGGCTGCAGGCATTTTGAGCACGTTGGGTTAAGCCCATTTTGCGTGCGTTGCCTGCAGCCCTATTTACTCATGGAGGTAATCTGTTTTGCCAGAGTTGCTATCTTTCATGGACGACCATTGCGCTGAAGTGCAGCGACATAAAGAAAAGGCATATTCACTGTTGGCAAGTGCCGATAGCACAACTGCACGAAGTTGGTGCGACCCGTCGCAGTACAGCGAAATAGTTGGCGTTGACTTTGGCCGCGGCACGTTTTGGTATTACAAACTTTTTGCTGGAACAAGTGGCAGCGGCAACTACAAACAGATTAAGAGCTTGTTTACTTCTTTTGAACCAAACACGTTGATTGTTGTGGAGCGTGCCCACCTGGCAACACCGCAGACGCGAAAGAGTTTGGCCCAGCCTATGACAGCAGAAGAACTGCTGGATTTGTATGAATCCTGCAGGAAAAAGGCGATTGCGCTGCTGTTTTTTCCACATTACCACACGCGAAAATGCCGTGAATGGGTGGCAAAGAACTGCGGAGAGCTGGCTGTTGTCGCAGATAAAGATGACGACCTGAACGATGCGATAAGCTTGGCCGCATACGTTGCAAAGAATAACGGCGTGGCCCTGAGCAAGCCGCCTGACTCGTTTGCTGTTTGTCAAAAAAGACTGTTTGGCAAACACGTTCGCTCAAACGCAAACATCTTGCTAAACGCTGCCAGAGTCAGAGGCTATCGCGGCCAAGTCTTTCCGGCCATTGCAGAACTGGCACGCTTAATATCAAGGCGTCTTGGCATTCACTGTTCGTTTTACAGTAAGCCGAAGGGCGATGAAGATAATAAAGCAGCCTGGTCGATTGCTTGCCTGATCCTGAATGAAGACATTGACGGCAATGCGTCGCGTTATGTTTTCCGTGGGAGAGTGCCTGGCAAAAACTTCTGGATGCGGAACGTGTTGATGTTTAGTTCCCTGCATCACAGAGCAGGCGTTGCCAGATCAAACCTATTGAAGCATAGGTTTCCTGCTTTTCTGTCAGAGTTTGCGGAACGCCACTACGTGTCGCTAAAGCTGCCACGTTCTCAAAAAGGCATCTACATGCCGTTTTCAGACTTTGACGCAACCAAGGAGCAGCTGCGTCGTGATTGCTGGCGTGCTGTGCGTCTGGAGACAAAGCGCGCCTACGACATTGCCTGCGAGTACGCAGAGCAAAAAGGCTTTGCCGATTACGAGATTCTGGAGCAATCCTGATGGCTGGCGAATGGATTCCCATCGACTGCAACCTCTCGCAAAAGCCAGAGGTGCTCGAGGTGGCCGCGGCGACTGACTCACCTATTGAGGTGGTCGTCGGCCGGATGGTCCGCCTGTGGTCGTGGGCCTGGCACGTGACAGCAGACGGCACGATCCGCGTGCCAATGTCGATGCTGCAACACGTGGCCGGAGGCGACGAGGCATTCTGGCGAGCTGTTGAGCAAGCCGGTTGGCTCGTGTCTGACGGTGCCACGATCACGATCCCAGGATGGGAAGAACGCTTCTCAAACGCGGCAAAAAGGCGGCTTTTAGACGCACGTCGTCAAAACGTCCGCAGAGTGTCCGCAAAGCGTACGCATGGCAGCGTGACGGATTGCGTACTAGAGGAGAGGAGAGGAGAGGAGAAGAGAAGAGAGAAGAAATTACCATCTGCTGCGCAGATGGTTGCGACGAGCGAAAATCGCTCGCCGCCGAAAGCGGTGCTGAGTTGGTCGGAAAACTCTGGTTGGCAAGGTATCACGGACGATGACCGGCAAGAATGGCGGCAGGCGTATCCGCTGGCAGACTTGGATCGTGAGCTGGCCAAAGCCACGTCATGGCTGAAGGCCAACCCGGCCAGGGCCAGGCGGTCAAACTGGCGGAAGTTCCTTGTGGGCTGGCTGACGCGTTGCCAGGACGGTGGCGGCTCACAAACGAAATCACAGACGAAAAGGGTGAACTGCCTATGAGCAGCTGGGAAACCAACAAGGCCGCGATCCGCGAGCTGTGGCCGAATGCCACGATTCCGCAGGCACTGGCGGAACTGTTCGCGGACAAGCTGGAGCACCTTGACCAGGCCGTGCTGGCCAAAGCCATCCGCGATGCCCGCGTGGCGTCGAAATATCCGACGCCGGAAATACGCGAGATTCTGGAGGCGTACCACAAAGCCAAGCGGCTGGACTCCAGCGGCTGGCAGCCGCGGGCATACGAGCCGCCGCTGCCGTTGTCGCCTGGCGTCGATCCTGAAACCGAGCACAGGACCGGCAAGGAGATCGACATCTTGCTTCAGGATGTCGACAAATCGACCACAGGCGTGGAAGATCTGATCCGCAGGATCCTGGACGCAATGGACGCAAACCAGATCGGGCCGCCAGCTGCACACCGCAAACTGGTTCCGTTGCAGGTGATGCGGATGCTGCTTCGCGGAAAGACCGTCCACCCAGTTGGACTTGAACGTGCCACGAAAGTCTGGCCAGACATCGAGGAGGTGACCAGTGAGTCAGCAGGCGAGGCCGCCTATGACGAAGCGGCAGCAGTTGATCTATGACCAGATCACCACGCACCAGGCCACACAAGGCTATCCTGCGACCATCCGCGAGATAGCCGAAGCCGTAGGCATCCGCAGCCCAAACGGCGTTATGTGCCACCTACAGGCTCTCAGGGCGAAAGGCTACGTGACGTGGAACAAGCACCACGCCAGGACTATACGGCCGCTGGAGCCTGATCATGCCAAACAGCAATGACGAGCTGGCCCAGCTGTGCATTGACCACGCATGGCGTGACGAGATTGACGACGATTCGCGATGGCTGCTCGAGCAGGCTGCGAAGCGTATTAACCGCCTGGGCCGCCGCTGTCTGCGGCTGAGCCACAAACTGGAAGAGCTGGAAGCACGGAGGGAAAACGAATGCAGACCGATTACGTGCCGCTGGCTCAGCGTGATGGCTTTCTGGAGCTTGTGCGGTCTGGCATCTCTCTACATGAGGTGGCTAGACGCATGGGCTGCAGTCGAGCGGCAGTTCGCGAGGCTGCGCGAAAACTTGGCGAGATGACACCGCAAGCTCCGTCTGAAGTCGGCCTGCTGGTCGTCGCCCCGTCGCCAGAGGAAGAGATCGTTAGCCAATCGACATTGGCACTGGCACCAAGCGTCGCGGTGCTTGCAAACGAAGTGCGACGCAAAGCCATTGCAGCTTACGCAGCTGGCAGACGTTCGCCGTATTCGAGAAAGAAATGAATAAGATCCAGAGCATAGCCAACGACGACAACTTTCTTCGCATGTACAACGCTGGCGTAAGCCGAATGGATCTGGCCGGTTATTTCGATGTGCCGTATCGCACCATCAACCAGGTCATTGAGTACATGGGCTTGCTGCCGGTCAACAAGAACGACCTGGCCCCAAATCCTGAAGAGGAGAGGTTCAGCCGGGAAAACCTGATGCTGGCCCCGAGCGTGTTTGAGGCAGCTGAGCAATACCGCAGACGGTATGAGCAACGCAAGGAAGCGGAGACCGCACAGTGCACGTACAATCGTCAGTACAGGCTGAACCTGAAACGCTCACTTTTGTAGTGCCAGGTGAGCCTGTGCCGCAGCCGCGGGCTCGCGTGAGCACCCGCGGTGGCTTCGCTCGTGCATACGTGCCGCGGCAGCATCCAGTTCACGCCTACCGTGATGGCATTGCTATCACAGCCAAGGCAGCTGGTGCCACGGTTACCGAAGACGCTGTTTCGGTTACCATTTCGGCAACATTCGCGCGGCCGAAATCGCACTTGAACAAACGCGGGCTGAAGAAAACCGCACCGCTGCTGCCGCGTGAAGATGTCGACAACCTGTCGAAAGCAGTGCTCGACGCTCTGACTGGCGTGGCGTGGCACGACGACAAGCAAGTGGCCAGTTTACATATCGTAAAGTCTTACGGCACCGCTGGTGCCACTGAGGTGAGCATTGCCAAGTTTCCTTGAAACCTTCGACGTTCAG